AAACAATTAACACTTTTCTTAGGGAGAAAGTAACTGATGACTAGAGCAGATATAAAAGAATTGTTACGTGATAGCGTAGCTGAAATAAGTTTCACAAAAAAAGATGGTACTGAACGTATTATGAAATGTACATTGCAGTCCAATTTGATACCTGAAGAACACACACCAAAAGGAACAAGCACAGCTAAAGAAAATTTAGATATTATAAATGTGTTTGATTTAGATAAAATTGGTTGGCGTTCTTTCTTAGTTGATAATGTANNGTATGTCAAAACCGCCCACTAAAAATGAAAACAAAGTCATTGACTTTTTTACNAGAAAGCCGTATGACATAGACCACTTTAATAACCATGACAGTTCGGGCATAGCATTAGCTGACTTTGTAAATCAAGTAAAGCCTAATGGTTTAGTTATTGATGCTGGTTGTGGAATTAATCCATTTAAAAATAGACTTCCAAATCTTATAGGATTTGACGCAGCTCCATATCAACAAGCAGACTTTCAAGCAACTTTTAATCAAGCTCATTCTATATTTAATAGAGAATTCGCTGATGTTGTATTAGCTTTAGGCTCATGCAACTTTGGAACTCTTAATGAGAATCTATACTTCTTTGATTATTTTCATCAATGGTTAAAAAAAGGTGGACTATGTATTGTAAGAGTTCATCTTAATAGAGCAGAGATTCATATGGAACCTGGAACAGAATATGCTCATTGGACAATAGATAGTGCTGACCAATGTGCATTCAAATGGTTCAAAGATAAATTTAAAGTATTAGATATGCATATTGAAACAATGATATCTATTAAAGATGGTACAACTCCAGTTCAACTTGCTGTATGGGTATGGAAAAAATTATGAATCCATTTGCTTTAATCTCGTCAATATCAAATACAAAATTAGACATACTAGAAAATGAGAAAGACTATAATGCCTTTATGGTAAACCGTGGTCTATCTTATTTCCCAGACACTGTCATATATGCCAACGAAATGAATAAGTTCCATCACTTAGATTCACGACTGCAGTATACGTTTCTTATAAATATCATAAGGAAACGCAATCGTTTCTCCAAGTGGAACAAGTCTGATGAATCTGAGGACATCAATGCTATAAAAGAATATTATGGATATAGCAATGAAAAAGCTCGTGATGTACTTCCGCTTTTAAGTAATAAAAACCTTAAAATTATTAAAGGAAGAATAAATCATGGCGGAACACAAAGACAATCTAGTTAGCTGGACACCGGAGATGATGTTGGAAGTTACCCTGGCTGAACCAGATGATTTTCTCAAAATTAGAGAGACTCTAACTAGAATGGGAGTAGCATCCAAACGTGATTCACAATTATTTCAATCGTGTCATATACTACACAAGCAAGGCAGATATTTCATAACTCATTTTAAAGAGTTATTCTTATTGGATGGTAAACCATCTAACCTAACAGAAAATGACCTCCAAAGACGTAACACAATTGTTACACTCATGTCTGATTGGGGATTATTAGAAACTATCAAACCAATCGGAGACACTGCTCCATTAAATCAAATTAAAATAATATCACATAAAGAAAAAGGTGATTGGGAATTATGTCCCAAATACAATATAGGAATCAAATGAAGTATTGGTAAATAAATAAATATATTATGATTATAGCATTATTATTAGGGACCTTGTATGGTCTTATAATAGGATTAATACCAGCAGCCGGAGCTACAACAGGACTTGTAGTTCTATTTGGTTTTATGTCTTATTTCTCAGACCCGTACTTAGGAGTTATATTTTGTATGGCCGTGGTTGCAGCCTCTACCACAGGTGATACTTATTCAGGTATTTTGTTAGGAATTCCTGGAGCTAACTCAGCCGCAGCCACAATGGTCGACGGTCACCCTCTAGCCAAGCAAGGTAAAGCAACGTATGCTCTTACAGCTGCAATAACAACCTCAACTGTCAATGGTCTCCTATGGGGAACACTTACATTCGCCCTACTCCCTTGGTATACAAAGCTTATGATGGTCTTTGGCGTCCCAGAGATGTGGGCTTTTGTTATGTTAGCNCTTGCCTGTGTTGGATTTGTATCTAATAGATTNTGGATTAGAAGCTTAATAGCTATATTAATTGGATTATTCTTAGGGAGTATAGGTACTGACCCAGTGACAAATGCTGATAGGTGGACATTNGGTTGGGAGTATCTAGGAGCTGGTATTCAGATTATGCCGATGGTTGCTGGTCTATTTGCCTTCCCAGAAATATTAGATGGTTGGAGGAAAAAAGATAGAACTACTATACCTCATAATACTAAAGGCCAAACCTTAGATGGAATTAAAGCTGCATGGAAATATAGATGGGATTCAATAAGAGGCGGAGCAATAGGAGCTTTCATTGGTTTCCTTCCAGGACTTGGCGGTGCAATGGGAGATTGGATGGCGTATGGTTCAGCTGTTGCAGCTAATCCTAATGAAGAATTTGGTAATGGTAATATAAGAGGTGTTATAGGTTCAGAAGGAGCTAACAATTCTCAAAAGGCTACTAGCATGATACCCACAGTTTTATTTGGAATCCCTGGTGCTTCTTTTGCTGCAGTATTAATGGCTTTGTTTATGACATTAGGATTTGAATTAGGAACACCCGACCTTGCTTATGATACAAGATTTTTTGACAGTCTCACATTTGGATTTATGTGGGCTACGGTTTTAGTAGGTATATTATGTATTGTGTTTAATAGATACATTTCAAAGATATCTTCATGGCCGTATAAATATTATTTTCCAATCCTTGTAGTGTTTATCACTTGGGCTTGTGCTCAATACACTGGAGGATGGGAGGACTATGCTATATTAATTTTATGCTCAGCTCTTGGAGTCTTTTGCAAACAATATAAATATAGTAGACCGGCTTTGCTGATGGCATTCATCTTAGCCATAAAGGTAGAAACATTGACCCTACAATTAAGTGCTTTATATACTATAGATACTCTTATGACTAGGCCAATATTTATTATTTTAATTATAACAATTATAGCAATGGCAGCATTGTCTATAAGAAAAAACAAACTGGAGTATGCATGAAAAAATTACTAGCACTTTGCTTTATGGCATTCACAACATCAGCCTTAGCTGATTATATCTTTGTTGTACCACAAAAACCTGGAGCTGGAACAAGCCAATGGGCTGCAATAATTGCAGAACAACTTGAGCCATTCTTAGGAGAAAAAATAACCATTAAACATATACCAGGAGCAAGAGATATTCCTGGCTTTAATGAATTCCATAACTCTTTAAGAACATCTGATAAGATTGTCATGGTAAGTCATGGTGGTAATGGAGTTAGCTTCTTACAAGAGAATGTTGATTATGACTATAATGATTATGACTCAATAGGTCTTATGAATTTAAATATTATAGCTGGTAAAGCTATTGGAGCAGATATGACATATCCAACCTTTGCTGCTGGTTCGGGTATGGTTCCCGAAGCTTTTGCTATGACCCTATTAATATGTGGTCCTGATAAAACTATGAATTATTATATTGCCTGCTTTAAAGACCATGTGACTTGGGTTAATGGAATGTCAGGCGGTGAACGTAGACTTGCATTTAAACGCGGTGAATTAAATGGTACAAGAGAAAACCCAGCTGCATATAAAAAACATGTTGAACCAAATGACAAAGCAGAAATATGGTTCCATCATGGTATATTGCAAGCAGATGGAAGTCATGCTGATGACCTTAACTATCCTGGGTTCCAATTAGAAATTATGTTTAAAGAGTTGTATGGTGTAGAACCATCTGGAAAATTTTATGATGCTTATAAACTTGTTAAATCATTTAGAGATGGTATGCAAAAAGCTTTATGGGTAAACAAAGGAAATCCAAATGCATTCGTTTTACAAAATGCACTAACAGCAATGAGCCAAGATGTTGATGCACAAATAGCTATTGAAGCTAAAGTAGGTCAATACGAATGGAAGATTGGTGCTGATGGCGATGCACATAGAGATACCCTTATGTCATTCATTACTGAAGATGCTCTTAGGAATTTAATTAAGTTTAATACAGAAGCATTAGGATTAGCAAGCATATACAAGGAGAAATTAGTTGAGTGAAGAGACACCTGAAATTCATTCCCATCGTGATAGAGGAATTGTTGATGGTAAAAAGATAAGATGTTTTACTCTCACAAATGGTGATACTATAATTTGTTCAGTTATGCAGTTTGATGCACCCCAATGGCAAATCAATTGGGGTCAGTCTGCAACTAATGATACTAATGATGGTGGCATCTATATGATTACTTGTGAGTGGCCGGCATTGGTAGACTTGACTAACAATACCTTTAAGCATTATATGGAAGGTTACCATCAAGACCAGAAAAGTTTCCTCATCAAAGAAGAGCATATTATGCACATTATGAATCCTCCACTGAAACTGGCGCGTGAATATCTAGATTGGATGTATAAAGTATGGTAAATTGGGTATTTGTAACTGGTGCCCCTGGGAGTTTTTGGAGTGGTGTCTCTCAAGTAATAAGAGATAATTGGGATGTAGATAATTCTGATTGTACAGAAGAAAAAACATATACTCATAATAAGTATTCTGGTCATATAGGAAATTACTATGGACCAGGATTACAATATGGTCATTGGTTAGATAAAGAGTTAGGTAGTTTAGATAGATGGAAAGAAGAAATCTATCAAAGCTTTGATGGTCCTGAAGAACAAATCAAAGTAATACTATCTCATAACTTTGCTTATTACTTGCCTGAAATGCAAGAGACATTTCCAGATAGTACCATCATTACAGTGTTTAGACATTGTGAGCGGTGCAGAGAATGGTGGGATGAAGCCGGTGGGTTTGATATAACCTATCCAAGTTATGAATGGTATAAAGGAACTGAAGGGTCATATAATAAAATGGACCATCAGATATATTGGCAAAATGCTAAGATATCTAAATGGGCAGCNAAGCTTGACTTAGGTGCACGTAAACCAACTAAAGATTGGTTAAGAGAAAAATTCAATAATGATGTAGATTATGATGTTCAAATGGACAAAGGATATGATGTTGCAGTATATAATTTATTTAANAGCTGTTTACAATTACGGTAAACTGTGATATAATATATGTATAAATAGATTTGACAGATGCGAAAGGTCTGTCAATTACCGTAGCATTTTGCTACAATTTTAACCTTGCTATTTAATAGGAGGACATTATGTCAAACTTAGCATTTAACTTCCCAAGGGATACGTTCCTTGGATTCGATCAACTCTTTAATAACTTAGCGGAAATGAATGTAGAAAGCGCCAGAGGCGTTGGATACCCGCCGTACAATGTCATTAAAAGAGATGACGGTCACTTTTTAATTGAAATCGCTGTTGCAGGATTTAAAAAAGATGATATTGATTTAACCCTTGAAAAAGGAGTTTTAACTATTACCGGTAAACATAAGGGTGGTAGCAATACAAGAGATTATGCCCATCGTGGTATTTCTCAAAGAGCGTTTGAGCGTTCATTCACATTAATTGACACCATCAAAGTTGTTGGAGCTGATATTGTAGATGGATTGCTTGTAATTATTTTGGAGAACGATATTCCAGAAGAGGACAAGCCTCAAACTATTAATTTAGGTGACCTGCCTAAGCACGCTAAAAAGCTGTTGCTAGGCTAATAAATACTAAGGAGCACTATGGCATATTCAGACCA